TATAGTGATTTCACCTGGCAACTCTAACGATGGCATTCCAGGGTCTTTTTTGACGGTTGCATCATTGAGTAATGCGAGTTTGTAATCATACCCTCCACAATAGATTATTATCTGCGTTTCATTTACCGATTCAATGGTGATTTCAGCGCCTTTCATCTGAAATACGTTTCTGAACTTGGTGAGGTCAATACAAATAGAAGAGGGTTCACCAATATCATAGACTGTAAATGCCTCTGATGACAGTTCTGAATATGCCATTGCCACATTTGCCGTATCAACAGCCCTATACCAGATTTTATCTGAATCGATGTGTAATCTCAATTCGACTGCTAATGTTTCTACAATCGAAAAGAATTCTTTTAATACGCTTGTTGCAATTGTTAATTTCATTTATTTATACCTCCAATGTTCTCTGTTCGTTATTAGTCGACACCCATTTATCAAGTCCCACTTGAGGGGTTTTAGCGTTAGATTCTGCACGTTTACAGTTTAACACCGCCTGTTGATAATATGAGTCTTTCAGTTCGAAACCTATACCTCTCCTACCCATGAGCAGGGCCTGATACACAGATGACCCAATCCCCACAAACGGATCAAGAACGATATCCCCAGGATTAGACCATAACTCGATGCAGCGCTCGATAACCTCCAGTTGGAGTGGTGCCACATGGCGCTCGTCGGATTCTTCTCTCGCAGATTCGCGTTGTAACGTGTTGGATTGATTTATATCCATCCACACAGGAGACGCGATCTTCTGCCATTTGTCAACCGGGTATTCTTCAGCGGTATGAGATACAGGCTCTGGATTCTCTCCGGGTTTTCTGAATGTAACAACATAATCAGGGAGCCCCTGCCTGCTCATTGTAGAATCTTTCTTTAACTGTTTCCACAATAAACCGAGAGCCTTGGTTCTCTGCATGGCTACAACAGGGTCTTTCCAGATGACCACTTGAGAATGGTATATGAATCCAGCATCCTGCATGATTTTGATGAGTATACCTCTGAAGTCTTTTAACCCGATTATCCCATCTTTTTGTTTGCTGGTAGGTAAATCCATACAGTGAACAGACATATCCCTACCTGGCATCATAACCCGGTATAACTCTTTAACCAGATACCCGAAATGCTGATAAAACTCCTCATCTGTGGTGCAATTCCCGATATCACGCTCGTTATTACTATATGTGAACAGCGAGATAAATGGGGGACTGTAAATGCAATAGTGAATACTGTTATCTGGAATTGATTTTATCCCATCAACATTATCCACATTGTAGAGAGCGAAATTCTCACCAATATACTGGTTTTTAACTGTTGTAGATTCCATCATTCCACGCAATTAATTTTGATACAATTTCTTCATCTGTGCAGTCCCACGATTCTCTTCCAGCATGGATAAAGTCATTCAATTCTTCTCTTCCATACTTATCTTCAAGTTCAAAAATAAACTGCGATAATTTAACTAAATCACCTAGCAGTTGTTTTTCTTTACTCATCTTTTTCACCTGCTAACATAACATATTACATTCAAAAATATAAAAAAGTTACCAAAATCCATGATGTTTTTTTGGTGTGGTTTTGGTCTGATAAATCCAGTTCTGAAACTTAATCCACTCAATCATGTTTGTTCTGTTCATTTCTTTAACGTCTGGTGCTCCTCCTTCTAAATATCCATCCTCGCGGTATAACTGAATTGAATCTCCTGTAAACCGGTATCTCACTCCAAATCTACATCCTCCAGCCCATGATGATGAATCTATAGAATCGAAATCATAACGTAATATTTTCTCATTTGCTGATACACCAAATCCATGAACTTTAACATTGTTCTCATGCGCCAATCTGATAAACCGATTCCAGTAATTCTCATCAAGTTTTTCTTTAGGGTTTTTACACGGTATTCCAACATACTGATACGAATTGACGAGGTTAATCCATCCGTCATCACCCATTGCCTTGTGCCAAACGGGTATAGGTTCTCTTCCCGTCTCCGCTTCTAATTTGTCGCGCCATTGCTCAACTTGTGACAATCCTACAACTGAATCAATGTCAAGTTCTACATATTGATGAACATTTGATGAGGATTTGATCAATTCGATGTAAGAATCAAGGTATTTATCCCAATCGACTATTTTACCGAGTTGTATGGAATATGCGCCAGAATCAAGAATATAATGCTCACAATCAGGTATAATTGCAGGATTCCTTTTACCATACATATAAAAAAAAGAACCGAGAACGAATCTTGGTTTAAGTTCCTCTACAAGTTCTGGAAATCCTTCGCATCCTGCCAAATGTAGTTTCATGGTCTCGAATTCCATTCTTTGATCGCGGCCTCCTTTGTCCACCCGGTGACGATAACCACGTGTGAAACTCCATTATTTTTAGGAGGCGCTTCATAATGAGAGCATCGGACTTCCCACAATTCACGAGTGTTATTTATAGTGCATACAGGTCTTCCACCACATATAGGACAATCTTTTATTTCTTCCATTATACCCACTCCGGAACAACCATCTTCTCTTGTGGATTGTATTCGTCGCTCATTCTGTAACTCCCTCTGATGTTCTCTTTCGTGATTTCCTGGCTGGCAGAGATCATCCCTTGTAACATTTCATTAAACCGTTTCTCCTTCTCTTTGATGTTTTTAACGACTGCTCCTTCAGCCTCTGATGTGATGATATGAACATTTACCTGTTCAGTCTGCCCGAACCGCCAGCACCTCCGGATGGACTGATAAAGAGCCTCGAACGAATCGCTTAACCCACAAAAGATCATATTGTGGCAATGCTGGTAATTCAAGCCCATCCCAAAAATAGAGGGCTTACTAACCAGAACTTTGATTTTACCCTCGCAAAAGTCCATACTTGTCTTTTCCTTATATTCCGGTTTATCACTCCCGCGCACCTCTACCGATCCCGGGATCATCTTCGTCAATTGTTCAGACTCTACATTCAAATCACACCATACTAGCCATGTCTCATCAGATGCATTAACAATTTCAGCGGCCTTTGCCACGCGCTCATTAAGGCTCTCCCGTCTTGCATCTCTCCTATCATTGAGGGTCTTTGCTACTCCTCTACCCTGGAAGCGGCTGTTCTTCGGAGTGACAGTATGCTGCACCATATTCAGAGGAGGCAAATCAAACAGTGACCCATCATAGCCGAGGTCTCTAGGATTCTGCATCATAACAGCCCATGATGCTACCCACTGCCAGAATGCTTCAACAGCATGACCTTTAACACGCCATTTTGAAGTGTCCCCTCCATCATGCACAAAATACGTTGCAAGCATCTCTGAATAGTTCATTATGCCCAAGAACTCACACTGGTTACCTAACTCCATGTGATCATTCGGGGATGGTGTGGCTGTGCATGAGAGTTTGTATTGAGTCCTGCAAAACGAGTCTATTATCTGATTCCGAATCTTGCCCGAAAAATTCTTGAGGATTCCGGCTTCATCCAGGACCACCCCTACAAAATGATGAGTATCAAAATGCTCAAGCATCTCATAGTTTGTGATGTTTATACCCGGTTTTATACCATTTTGACCTCTGCAATAGTTGACAGATATACCGAACTTCTGACCTTCGCGCACGGTTTGAGGTGCAACTGCCAACGGAGCGAGGACTAACACATCTCCTCCGGTATGGTTGCATACCTGGTCAGCCCATACCAACTGGCAAATCGACTTACCCGCACCCGTCCCGAGGAATAATGCAGCCCTTCCTTTCTTCAATCCCCACGATGTGACATCTCTCTGAAAGTCGAACATTTGTTGAGGGAATTGTGATATGTCCGGTTCAAAACCTGTATCAGGGTTGCTCTTTCGTTTACTTTCTAAAAATTGCTGGTAATCAGTCATTCATTCACCACCATCATACAACATCCCATAATTTCAGTATAATCATTCCAGCAAATCCTCCAATTATTCCGGTTCCAACGCCAATCCAAAACGAAAACGAGTCGTATGTCATTCACACTCTCCTAGTCAGATTCACAATACCATTCGCAGTATTTAAATGCTGAATTCCAATCATCTGAATGTGGACACCCATTTGGATCATCTGAAAATCCACACATTCCGCATTCATCATCATACTCAAGGCATGTTTTATGCTCGTCTGTCATTCTTTCACCTATCGGTATAACATATTATATTCCATGACATAAAATAACTTTCTAAAATAAACTTAAAGCGATAAAAACAGATTAATACTCATGGGCATGTCGCACCATGCCCCAACTTCACGTTA